CGAAAAAAGCTAAAAAATACAATTGTAAAACGCAAGTTTTGCTGTTGGTCATAGGATAATCTGTTCAAATCTGTTCTTAACTGTTTTTATCGGTTAAGAACAGATTTTTTTGTTTTGTGGGCAAATCGTGGGCAAAGACCTTTGATTTGACCAGTTTTGACCTCTTTTTCAAACCTTGCCCACAAAAAGCTTAAAAGTTGGCTTGTGGCCTAGAAAAATCAGTGGTGGGAAAATTCGCCATTGTGGGCAAATCGTTGACACCAAACATCGGCCATGATAGAATCAAGTCAGATGAATAGACTAAGTGAGCAAAGGAGTGATATCATGGGTACCATTAGAAAAAGAGGCGACAAGTGGTCGTATCGAGTTGACCTTGGTGCTGTCAATGGTAAGCGTATGCAGAAAGAGAAAGGCGGCTTTGCCACAAAGAAGGAAGCGGCTGCCGCAATGACTCTTGTAGAAAATGAACTGCTTAAAACGGGTGAATATATAGAAGCAGAACAAAAAATTACAATGCAACAACTATATGAGGAATTCATTGAAGAGGAGGCTCCGCTGACTCGAAAATATACAACCATTGTTCGCTACAAGTCACTTTATAGAAATCAAATAGAACCAGAATTTGCTTCAAACTATCTGTATCAAATTACAACTGAGCGAATTCAAAAATTCATCAACTATAAAGTTAAAGAAGAGAAAAATAAAATGTCTGGTCATTCTGAACAAGGGCTAAGTGCGGCTTATGTTCGCAGTGTTTATAATTTTCTTCTTGTGTTATTTGCTCTTGCAAAGAAAAAGAAATATATCAAAACCAACCCAATGGACGATGTGACTCCACCAAAAGACTATCGTGCGTATGGCAAGGAGATAAGATATTATACTCAGCCGCAAATCGAATGGATGGATAAGCGATTCCAATCAACAAATCTATACACGGCTTACCAACTTGGTTTATATCTCGGCGTTCGTGTAGGAGAGTGTTTTGCACTGCGATTCAGCGATATAGACTGGGACAATAAAACCATTCAAGTTGGGTGTCAGCTTCAATTCCAAGATAAAGTATGGAGCCTTGTCTATCCTAAAACACCAAACTCTTTGCGCAGTATAAAAATGAATCAAAAACTAATCGACTATCTGAGAGCCCTTCAAAATAAATACGCAGAAAATAAAGAGCTGTTTGGTGCTGGCTGGAAGGGAAGTAACAAGGTTATGGATCGTCGTCCAGAGTTTTATGGAAAGCCAGCTGTGTTAATTACCGTTGATGATTTTATCAATGTTAAACCAAACGGCGAAATGTATGTGACCAGCTCTGATAAAACTCTTGCTCGCATTTGTAAGAAAGAAGCTGGGTTTGATTTTAAATTCCACTATCTCCGTCACACCCATGCCACCATTCTTGCAAGTAAGGGAGTCAATCCCAGATATGTTATGGAACGTTTAGGACATGGCAAGATCGACGTTACTCTTAAATACTACACCCATATTACAGACGAAATGCATGAGCAAGTTGCAGCTATTATGGATACGGTTATGGGAGAGCAAGAGCAGTACGATAAAACTAATGTTATCAAACAGGGCGAAAGCTTGAAAGAGATGGCAATCGTGCCTGGTACAGAAGATGACGAGGTCGATGATCTGGAAGATGAAGAATAAGTAATTTTTCAATTGGCGTAGGGCGACCTGCGCCCTTTTTATTTGTCATGGCGTTCGCTATGTGATATAATGGAGTTAAAGAAAACCGATTGGAGGTAGCAACCATGGAGGAATTTCAAACCATCCCTACTAAGGAACTTCAAGAGCTCGTCAATCGTCTACTCAAAAAATCAGAGGCGGCACACGAGAAGTATAACAAGGCCACAGAAGAATACAATCAGCTCATGGATAGGTATTATGACTGTGGAGATATCATCGAAGAATTCAAGAAGCGCAAAGGCTATGACAGCAAAACGAATGAATTCCCGGTATCTATGTGGCTTGATAAACATCGTAGCGACCCCGATACAACACAAGAAGAGAAGGACGCTATCGAGGACATCCGAATCATAAGGAGAATTAAATTGCGTGACGCTGATCAAGCTCGTGCTGTGGCCCGTGCAACTTGGGAGGCTTATCTGGACGCTGCAGAACTTGCAGATTACTTCCCCAACTACAATATCAATTCAAAGGCGTGGTAATATTATGAAACAAGATATCTATCTCCCTCTTAAAATGCTCAGAGCTCTCACTACTCAATATCCTATCGTGTGGAAAGAGATGGAAGAATTCCATGATATGAATGGTACAGCAAGTTCTGTATCATGGCCTGAGTGGTGTTATGCTCCAATCGAAGCTGCACTGACTGTTGTATCGGATGGGCATGACCTTAGCCGTCTGTCGATGAATGAAGTGAGCGCTGTTGTGACATGTGCGCAGCTCGTTTCTGTTTTGGCACCGTGGAGGCTCAGTAAAGAAGTCTATGTTATCAACGAAGATATAAAAGACCTTCTCTTTGAACAAAAGGATGACATCGATATACCTGTCGATATTCTGATGCATCTCCCGTATCAGTGTTTTTATGTTGAGTTGCCCAATACTTATTTCGACAATGAAAAGATTCACGGTTTCTTCGTGTCTCTTGATTATAATGTTAAGCTGCATGAGCGTGATTTGAAGTTGACGTTCCTTTCTGAGAATGGGGATTCGTTCACTTATCCCATCGACCTTGATGCCGAAACCATTGAAAACAGTATCAAAAAGTTAAATGAACAACTCGCTGAACACGCCAAAGGAAATAAAAAGCTGGAAAAGTATGCAGAGGCAGACCCAGCAAAAGATGAAGAGACGATCACGTTTATCAAACAAGTCATGCAGGTCGTCCTTTATATTTTGGCACAGAACGCAGAGATTGCCCCAGATGAAGAACAGGCAACTGTAACAAAGCGCGGCAAAGTAATCAAAGATAAATATTCTGAGATTCGTAAATGGGATGTTGGCGAAAGAATCGGCGCAGCCATCCGTCAACAGAAAACGAAGGCATCTGATAGCGACTCTGAACCCACTACTCACAACTCACCGCGCCCTCACATGCGTCGTGGTCACTGGCATCATTTCTGGACAGGTCCCAAGAACGAGCCTGAGAATAGACTGTTGGTTTTAAGGTGGTTGTCGCCAATGGTGATTGCCGCTGATTTGGAAATAGAGAATGCTCCAGTTGTATTTCATAAGGTGGAACAATGAACAATCCCAAAATACTTGACCTTGCACTCGCGTTTATATTTCATAGACACCCGGCGGCTAATAAGGCTCAAGCGATTCGTAATCTATCGGACGATGAGTTAGCAGCACTCTTAAATGAACTAGTCGCACAGCAGGATAATTGCCCGCACACAGTTGGCGGCTGGAAAGAATGGTTGTCTGAGAAAATAAAATAAATGCTAAAAAATGGGGTACTGGTCCAATTAAGAATCAATACCCCATTCGTTTTATATCAGCTCAATATCACTCGGCTCCACATAGCCCGATACATTCACTGAGATTGGATACTTGCCGATGCGGCTCTCAAGATTCGTCACTCGATAGCGCCCGTTCACAAGTTTCCCATCAAAAATATACCATTCACCAGAGCGGCGCATACCGCAGTGTGTTTGGCTGTTTGAAAATAATATTCCGTCTAATTTAATTTTGTCTCCTGCGTGTAGTTGCTTTTGCTACACCATCAAAACGAACCCCATGTAGCAGGCCCACAGATGCCATCTGCAGCCAGCCCGTGTCCTTTCTGATACTCAATCAGCTTCGCCTTGGTATTCACGCCAAAAATACCGTCAGCCTTAACACCAAGATGCCGTTGTAGTACAGTTACAGCATAAGAAGCGCCATTCATAGCGTCTTTCGCACCTTGTCTGATAGTCGGCATAAGATTGGCTACACTGATATATTTCGTGCCAGATTTACTGATCCAGCGGCTTCGTGTTGTGCGCACATCAACATGAACAAAGCCACTCGTAAGCACAGCACGGCTATAATATCCAATACCACCACTCTTTGCAAAGTAGGGCAGGGAAGATACATACAGTGCGATCCGAATCGGGTCAACGCCCTTGATCCAGATATCAGCGGCAGTTCCTTTACAATGCTGGCTACGAGGGCTTCCACCGATGGAAATATTATAAGCAGGAGTACGATACCCAGAGTTGATGTGGACAGGAGCGCCAAAGTGAGCGCGGATCTGTTCCAGCACCTCAATCAGCTGACTATCGACCAGAACTGTATCACTCTTATCGGAGCAGGCGAACTCATAGACGGAAAAATGAGCCGACACCTTTTTGTTCCAGTCCTTCTTCATAGAGTATGTAATAATACCCATTTCATCACACCTTCAATTCTTTTTGAACTCGTCCTTGATTTTATCGTTCTGGATGTCCATCTCTTTGACAGCGGCCTCAATCATGGTCTCAATGGTCGGAGTGATCTTCACACCCAGACGTTCCAGAGCTTCCATAACGTATTTCTTCTTGTCGGCTTTTTCGATAGCGCCGGTTGCGCCCAGCTTCTCTGCAGCACGAACAGCAATCTGTACCAGCTTGTACACACCGATTTTCTTCAGATAGGGGATACCATAGGCCATAAAGGCAGTACCAGCGCCAGCAATAACCAGGCGGACGATAACGGAAACCAGCTCATTGATAATATCCATCATAATAAACCTCCAAAATAAAAAGCCCGGGACACGCAGTCTCGGGTTAGTTCATAATATTCTTTGTGTTGTTCTGACCATCGATCAAATAGTTCTCAAGTGCAGCTTTGGCCTCCTTCATCGGTTCAATTGCGTTGCCATCGATGCCGTGACTGAGGAGTGCAAGCAGAGCCTTCATTGTGACATTGTTGCCTTGCTCACTGTGGCTGATACGCTGTTCTGATTCGAGAATTTTGCGATCATGTACTTCCAGCGTGATACTGTTTTCTTTCTGGTGCTCTTCTAATGAGACCAGCTTGGATTGAAACAGGTCTAGCCTGTCTTTATCTGCACCTAGTTTTCTATTGATCTTCTCAAGCTCTGCATCGTGGGCATTCAGTCGCTCGTTCTGTTTGTCATCCGGGGCTTTCGCATGATTGATTGCCTTGATGATAACAGCGATGGCGGCTGAAATAGCAGTAATGCCACCACAGATGCTCAGTAACATGGTCTACAGCTGCTGTATGGTAAAAGAATAGACGTGAGGTGCGGCATTCAAACTTCCTATCATGTCTTCTCACCACCATTCGTACCACTGTCTGTGTTTTTGGCTTTCAGTGTTTTATTGATCTCGGTCAGCTGTGTAACAATAGCGTTCAGTGCTGTCACGATTTCTTTGCCTGTCTCGTCTAACAACAGCGGCTTTAAGATTTCCTGCGCCATAATTCCTCCTTTCAATTGACAAAATTCTATCAACGTGATATAGTGAGAGCAGTACAAACCCTCCATCGGGCTAGTACAACCTCATTTCTATGAGTTGTTGCATGAGTTAGAGTCTCTGTGATGTAGCCATCGTCACAGGGGCTCTTTCTCTTTATGCGCGTTTTCCGCCATCACATACAGTACGCCAGTGATAATGCGGGCGCTCCTCGTGAAATAGAACGTAACGCAGCCAGTCATCAACAAAGATGCATAGCAGCGCAAGGAAGAACCATAACACTGTAAACGGCAGACAGATTTGACCCAACAGATTGAACGGCAGAGAAGAGTAGTCCCAGATATGCAGGCCAAGCATCAAATTCAGCGGGATACCCACCACAAGCTCCATAGCAGTCACAAAGAGCGCTCCAACACTAGCCTGTTTCCAAAGCGGCATTTCCCAGGGAATATAGTTGTTCAGTCCACCGATCACAAGAAAGCAGATGCCACCGACAACGGCCATCGTCCAATGAGAGTGCCCGCGCTACAGAATTTCAATGCAATAATAAAGGCACCCTCCGATCAAAAAGAGGATGCCACATTTGATTAGTTCACGAAATTTGTTGCTCATTCAGTCACATCCTTATCTGCGTGAAGATCCAGATATTCTGCCAGTACAGCATCATAACTGATTTCAATAGCGTCTACCTCTGCGCTGGTCGTACATGCCTTGATGTTGATTTCAAGTTCCTGCTGGTGAGAGACAAAGGGTTTCACATATACACCAATCGCCAGTGCTAAAGCGGCCAGATCGTCATAAGTCCACTCCACGCATTCATCGCCTGTAGAATTCTATGTCAGTTTAAAAGGCTGCCCGGCGGCTGTAGAGATCTGATATAAGGCAAGATTGCTTGTAAGAAGAGCTTGCTTCTCGCTGGTAACACTGTAATACTTGCCATCTGTCCACTGGATAGGATGCAGAGACAGGAAGGTGGAGAGAGCAATTTTTGACTGGGATATTTTACTTGTTTTGAGAGATTCAAGCTTCATATCCTCTGAAGGAACTGGTTCGTGCTGTTGTACTTCATAACAGTCGTCTAAATCAGCAATCATCTAGTAATAATCACCAGACACCGCAGTCTCGTTATGTTTTGTCACGGCGGCAACAACAACACTATATACGTCACATTCTGCTTGTGTTTCAACTGGCTTCTTTACCTGATAGCCAATTGCAACATCTTCAATAGAGGGAAGAATAGAGGGTTCTTCAACTGGCTTACTAGGGATTTCGCTTGGTGTTCCTGTCTCCTCATTCTTTTCGGTTTCTTTCATTTCATCCATATACATCACCTCTTACTTCCATCGTCCAATTGCAATATATTCCATTGTATTATTTTCACTTCGCAGGGTAACACCAGTGGTTGATTTACCACCAATTGCATAGTTTTCCCAGCTGCTACTTTTCCACTCACTCATACCAATGCGATAATCTGTGTTGGCAAAAGCTGCGCCAAAACTAGAAAATGAGTTATTGCCACATGAACCCTAACATATCTGGGTGCCGTCATCAAAACGAACGTAGTTCTAGCCAGAGGCGGAGACGCCATTTCCTAACCAGCTCCGCACGCCATCTTTCGAAGCAGTATGAATCTTCATATCGGAAGTATAGCCAGCAACATAAGCAAGCGTGTTGGCATCAAGGCCTGCGCCCGACCAACCAATTTTAATTGTATTATTTGCATTATTATAATCACGAACACCAGTGGTAGCGATGGTAGCGTTCCCGTCTATATTCGCTGTAATAGTAGAACGATTTATACTTACCCCCGGATAAGACGTTGTAGGAGAAACACTTTGATCGTTGTTTGTATATGTACTTGTTTGCAGTTGCCAGTTTGCATCCTAATCTGCATAAAGTCTATATTGACCACCACCACGAAGCCAGAAAACTGCAATAGAGCCATTCAACATCTGACTATATCCTGCTGGATTTGCATTTGATGTTGTCCAATTGTAAAAATTATCAAGACAAATAGAATTGGCTGATGTCGTACCCTAACCACAAGCAGTGACTAACATGTCAAGATTTACAGTAAATCCAGCGCTGTGGGTACTCCAAGATGGTTTTGAGGCTCCACCTAGTTGGACGTTGCATTTGATATGATGTAGTCCACTACATGGAATGTAGTTCATACTAACAACCGGATACCATGTGTTTTGGTCAAGATTTGTTAAACTTATCCACTGTGCTTTATCAAACAGTGTTTGAGAAGCAAAATTTGCAGTGCCATTTAGATTTGCTGTAATTGTAGCAGGTTGTCCTGCCGCTTTAATGACATCTAATGTACCATCGTCATAAGCTGCCATACGAATATTGTAATCCGTATCTCTATCATCTGTAGAATGAAAGTCAAGATATTCACCTATCTCCATAACGCCAGCATCGTCAATTCGAGGAATCGCGTTCTAATAGTTTGCGCTTCCATACATACTGACATCGTAACCTTCCAACTTCATTGCGTTCAGCGCATCACCACCCGGTTCAGTAGAACCAGCGTAATTATGTGTATGTCCAACAGCAGCATATAACGTATCTGCCTTCGCTTTAATCCAGTTCCATAAAGCAGCCAGTGGTCTGCGGGTGTACTTCGTAGTTGCACTGCCATCATCACTTGTAACTGTAGCGCCAACCATAACAGTGTCAGCATCTTCAACAGCATCAGCACTCGTCTCAAGTGTATCTACCAATTTGCTCAAGTCATGCGTATGATCGGCAGGGGAGACACCCTCTGCGGCTAATTCTTCACTTGTCATTTTATCTGCTGTTGCCACATGGCCTGTATTATCAACACTGATGCGATATAGTCCAGCCTGTTTTGCTTCGTATACCGGGTGAGTATAATTATTTGCTCCAGCTTCAATACCATCCAGCTTTGCTTTATCAGCCGAGCTCATCAAACCATTATTTTCAGTAGTGGCTACATTAGGGTCGCTTAAACTAGCAAGTTTCTTTTTTTCTTCTGTTGTATAGTCGTTGCTGGACAGGCCAAATCCTTCGATTTTATCTACCTTTGTACCGAGTATAGCCTCAATCGTTTTCCAGAGGTGAACCGTACCCGCTCTGTCTAGCCAACCTTTCTTTTCATCGTTCATCGATATGTAATCGCCTCCTTATAAAAAAACGTTTTATTTGTAGTGCGTTGTTTATATCAGTCTGCGGAATTTGAATGTAAATGTGGAAGCGGTATCTGCAGCCATAGAGCCCTTGATTTGAAGTCTTAAGCCAACACCTTCGGAACGGCCAGAACGAATTGTCCTAAGATAAAAATGTTGTCCGTTTGTAGAATGACCAGAACAATGTAAACCAATATCGTCTGCATTACCGCTGTTTGTCTCTTCAGCATACCACTGGACAACTCCACAAAATATGTCTCCCCAAATATTGCAATACGGGGTCGTGTCAGCACGAAACTGCATAACATAAGTTCCAGACGGCAGATCAGTTGAATGAATTCCAGTATCTTGCCAATCTGTTGTGATCGTAATCGCAGAAGTTTGAATCGTCACCACGTCCGGAATCACTTCGCTTGCTATCTTACTCTTAATCCAGCTCCACAATGCACTTAGTGGCTTACGGTGATACCCGGCTGCACCCGTGTTCATCACAACTTCGTCAGAATCTGTGGGGGGTAAGAACCGTATTGAGGTTGGACGGAATGAACTCACCATCAACACCAATATTCATATTTCCTAAAGCCATAATTCGTGCCTCCTTTATACCGCTGTGGTATTAACTTTATACCAACTATCCTATAGTTCGGTATTTTCAGAGCCAGCTTTGACAGCGCTCCTAATATAAATTCCATTGCCACAACCAAATGCGATTTCTATAGCTCTTGGTCCGCTTCCATCGTCCCAGCCATCAAAACCGATTACGTTATAAAATCCATAACCAGTTGAACCACTTGATGGTAATCCCAAAGCAGTACAGTGTTTTATTCCGGTAAGTACGAATTTTCCATAATAGTCAGATGGCTTTGTTGCAGTATTTCTTGTATCGGAAAGCCGCTTTAATTCACAAGCCGATTCATTCCCGCTATTCATTTCTCCTAGCGCCATATAATCCTCCTTATAAAACGAATATTTTAGCAGTGAAAATTTCCATAATCATGCGGTGCGATACCACATATAAGCGACCAAGTAGGGTGGCAGAGAAGAGGCTGAACTGGTGTTTGAAATCAAATTATATCCGGCAGAATTGCGAGTGTCTGTTGTGTAATCACTGCCAACACCTGTATTTGAAACCATCGCATTAGGATCGCCTGTATTTACACATTCGACAGTGTCTGCGATACTAGTTCCAGAATATTTTAATCCACGTAGAACCTCATTATCTCTGCCCATGAATCCACCATAAAACAAGTTATATCGCAAACCCCAATTATGTTCATGTGTCGCCTCGCCACCCGTCGCTCCAGCCGTATAGCTATCTCCAGCTGCTAAAATAAATCTATCTTTGATTCTTTCCTATGTTCCACCAAACAATATACTTGGTTCAGTAGAATTAAAACTCATATAAATTGAGCCAATAGGGTAGGCTTCTACCCCCCCCCCCCTGCGATATTTAAGTTCCCGATTGCCATACTTCGTAATCCTCCTTTTGCAGTGTTGTTATGCGGTGCGGAGCTACATATAAACGTAGTAAGCTGGCGGCTGGACGGTATCGGATGCGCCGTAGATGGAGTTGGAACCAGAAGCATCAAAGATGACATTTTCTGCTGCAACATTTGAAGCAGAATTGGTTACAAGCTGAATAGTGTTTAATGTAGCATCGCTTGTGATAACTTTAAAAGCCTTTTGAGCTCTTTGCGTATCGTTGTATACACCATTAGAAGAGTTTATAACCCTTCGTTTGATGTATTCGCCTATTATATTCGGCAATCCAGCTTCTACCGTTGTTCCTACAGTATGATTGTTATCCGCGCCCATTAAGACACGACCAGAGCCAATAGATCGCCACTCTCCACCAAACAACTCAGCGGGGCTTGTCGGTTCTACACTTTGATAAATACTTCCAACAGGGTGATCGAGCAGCTTCTGTTCTTCTTTGGCCACCTTGATTGCCGCCGCTATCTTATTATCCACCTGTGCCTTGGTATATCCCTCAACAGCAGTACCACTGCCGCTATCTGTTTGTCCGCCGCCCTGCACGATATAATACTGAGCTGTAATCGCAGTCGTTGGAACTGATACAGCTCTCAGACGCACATATCCATCAAAGGTCTCCGGGTTTGCAAACTGGGCGTATGAAGCCACCTTTGCACTTGCCGGTGTCACGCTGATAGAAATAACATCCTTTGATGTGATCCCATCGATGTCGAGATCAATATACTTTGAATATCGATCAACCGTATCGTCAGTAAGCTAACTTGTAGTCGGAATAGTCAGTGTGTGGATGTTGATCGTATTTGCTTTTACCTTCAGCTTCTCGTCGATCTCGTTCTGTTGGTAGTACCGCTCATCATGGGTGTGACCATCATCGCTTTTCTTTAATAGCTTTACATTGATTTCGTCTTCCGTATAATAGCGGTCATCGTGGTTGTGTTCTGTATTTGCTTTCCCCGTCAGAGCATTACCAACAGCTTTAGCATCGGCAGCGAAATTCTCTTTTGTCAGTGTCTTATCCACCGCAACAGAATCCAGCTTCAACTTGTCCAGCTCAGTGCGTACATTGGTCAGCCCGGCATCAGCCGATTTTGCGATACTCAGCGCCTCAGAGATCCTTGTGCCAGTTACCTTGGCATCGGCAGCACGTCCAGATACAGTCAATGTCGCATCTACCACAACCTGCGGCGTAGGCAGGGGATTGCCGCTGTCATCGACCATGCCGCCAGTGATCGCATCGATCTCGTCATTCGTCAGTGCAGCCAGCAGTTCATCCGGGTGCGGGGTATCAATCGTGATATCGCCCGTCTCACCAGTTGTCACTGTGGTCACACCACCGCCAGCGATTTTAATTTTATCCTGCGCCGTACCGTTCAGGATTAAATTGATATTAACTTCGCCATTGACTGCGTTTTTGTCTGCTTCCAGTGTGAATTTTGATGGGTTCAAAAGAATCCAGTCATCGCCACTATAAACATATAAGCTGTCTGGACGCAGGTAGTAAATCTTATTAGACAAAGGAGCCAGCGGAAGCGAGCTTACGATCTCCAAGTCTTTGCTGATTTGAATTCGTCTTGTGCCGATATCTCGATAAGTGCTTCCAGTATCAGTACATACGATCAGTTGGCCGTCAATCACAGGAGCTTGATCCAGCTGAGACTGTGCGACCTCGCGTAATGATAAATTTGCCATACTCAACTCCTTTGCTTAATAAGATTCACCACACAGCGTCATTGCCATGTGGTGAAACAAATCAATTAGCCATCAAGGGATTTCCATGTAATAGCGCCTTCCAGCACCTGTACACGACCATCCATGGTGGTATTCAGACCATCTGCATAAGTCTTTGCACCAGCCAGAGCGTTATCAGCCTTAGTGGTCGCATCATCAGCGGCAGTAGAAATTGCCTCAGCTTTCGCAGCAGCCAGCTCATCCTGAGTGGGCTTTGCATTCCAAGCCTTGCGCTCGTCAGCAGTGATATGCTTTACAGCATCCTTGATATGCTCGTCCAGCTTGTCATTAACAACCTTGACCTTCGCGTCTGCTTCAGCCTTAGTGTAAGCGTCCGGCACTGCAACATACAGACCATCTTCCTCAACAGTGATGCTATTATTGCCCTTGGTAGACACACGAACACTGACAGAGATCTTATTGTCATCAGAAACAGTTACCTCAGCAGTAGGAGTGACCACGCCAACATAGATATCGATCAGAGCGCCAACAGGAATCTTCACGACCTCGCCAGTGGTGATAGTCAGCTCAATCTCGTGGGTCTCTGTGTTGTAAGTACCAGTCTTCACAACCAGATCCTTGCCCAGATTGATCACAAGCTCATCGCCGCCAAACACAGGCAGCTTGATGGTGCGGGTCTCAGCATCATAGGTGGGATCATGGGTCAGGCCGCTCATCACGGTTGGAACAGGAGCACCGTTCTTTGCCACACTCAGAGTGCCGGTAGCAGGGGAGTAGGTGACATCCGTAACGAACAGACCTTCCTTGCCCTCGGTTGCGGCGATCTTTGCATTCACATAGTCAGCCACAGCCTTGGTTGTGGGCAGATTGTCGTCGCTTGCATCCGCGTTGGGAATCTCAGTCACAACGGGGCGATTCAACTGTACGAACTCAGTACCATTCCAGATGTGGAAGGTATAGTCAGTCATACGGATATACAGCAAACCCTGAATCTGACCGCTTGCAGGCAGAGCGCTCACCAGCTTGCAGCTCTTGGTGTATTCATCTGTACCCTTAAAAATCTGGCGTGTGTCTGTAATAAAATACAGTGTGTTGGCATCTTTGGTAGTCAGCTTATCATAATTCGCTTTTGTACCATAGCCAAAATTTACATTAGCCATCTTTGCCTCACTTTCTTAAAATTCTTGCCAAACAAAATTTGTCGGCTCAACGTAAAAAGGTTCAATAGAAAAAAGCCCCGTGGCTTCGCTTTGTTGAACGATCCACGGAGCATATTTACCATTTTCGTCTTTCACCATAACGGTTTGACCTGCATAAGTGTCTTCCGTCTCATTTAATTGCTCGTTTGCTTCGGTAACGCTGGCGAAACAACGATTGCGGGGACGAATCTTTTGAACGGATAAGTCATCACGCACATACATGAACTCCGAGGAATCCTTTGTGATAATCATATCCCTGCCGTCCAACATTCCCAGTGCAATCGCAGCTTCTACATCTTCGGCGTTACCATATCCAAGCTTGGAATATTTAGCCTGTGCCATCTTTGCCTCCTTATAAAAGAAGCGGATGGCTTAGAACGGAACCACCCGCAAACTACCGTCTTCAGTTTCGACGCTCTCCTGAGTAATCTTGACCGCACTACCGATTGGCTTACCGTTGGCCAGCAGCTGCAGGGTATGGTCATCGTTGTAGCTCAGGTCATCAGCCTTACCATCCAGAATAGCGTTGTTACGATCACTCAGTGCCTTGATCTGTGCATTCAGTGCGATAATGCGCTGGTCAAGTGCGCCCAGGGCCTCATCAGGAACAATGTCGCTCCAATTCTGGATGGGAACAACAGTGATTACGCCTGGGCCAACCTTGCGCACGTGCTGAACGGTCGTGCCATCTGGGTCCATTGTCACATCAACGAATGTCAGCTGGATCTGGATATCGCCCGGCTCATTGGTTAGGTTTGTGTCGATAGGCAGCTTATACTCCAGCTTGTTCTTATAAAGCTCTTCTGATTTCTCCAGAATTTCTGTCTTATATCGCTTGCTGATGGGCAGAACGTACTCAAGCATCACGGTAAATTCACTCATGTCAACATCCTTGTATGTAGTGTCAGCCAGAAAATGGAGAGTATCCACTTGCTTACTGCGCTCCATAATACGTTCCCGCTTGCTTACGGTCAGTGTATTATCCTCATTGATTAAAAAGGTATACATATCACACCTCCTTCCTGATGATATACAGATACTCGTCCTTTGAGATTTTGTGTCCGGCAAACAGATTGTCCAGGAGCTTGTCCTGAATCATTCCGCCATTGTACAGCCGATGCATACTCTCAACGAACTCGCTATACTTCCTCTCGTCACTCATAGCAGCCCTCCTTGAATCAAACTCAAAGTGTAAGCATCAATAATAGCCTCAGGCGTTTTACCACCCAAGGCTTTCAGCTGCTCATATTCATACAGGTCAATTTCCTGCAGTTCCACGGTGTCATACTCGGGGCAGGGGATGAGATAATACCCGTCCACATGCCAGATATGACTGCCGTCACTGCTGATAATTCCCTGTGCATCATCCTCCACGCAGTTCACCATAATGTCGTGCTTGGGCTGATACTTTACAAAGCGCAGGTGGTCAAGAGCATCGATCACCCGGCCATTTTTCAATACCTTGTAGTACACTCTCAACACCCCCTTAAACGCTGAACATCAAGCGGATACCCTGTTCGTTATTTGCAGGGGTAAATCCGTAATATTCGCCAGTCACAGTCACAGACCAGAAATAGCTGCCATACTGAGCATTCGGGCTTCGCGTCCAATATGCAGCGGGATTGCCATTCTCGTCATTGCAGATGCGGCTGGTATTATCAGTCATAAAGCTGATCGCCGTACCTTCGTAAATATAAGGCTCGACATTCTGAGAGGGGAACAGCTCGGCCACAGAGGGCAGATAGAAATAGCTATCCGCAGTTACAACTTCGCTGCTCTTATCGCCAATGGTACTACCAACCTTGACCTGTTTGATGATCTGTTGCCAACCAATCGGAAGAGCATTCAGAATACGACCGTCAAGGAATGTACGGATATTCGCATCTGCCCAGCCGCCAGTGTTGATGGAACCAGTATTCAGAGCCATTTTCTGACCAAGCAGTCCAGCCTGAATAAAGGTGATAGAACAACGCTTGTTGGAATTGTCGCTCAGGTAATACCGTTTAAAGCCACAAGCCTCGAAGGTGAAGTCCTCATGTGTCCATGCGGCCAACTTCCGGCAGGCAGCGTCACCCAGGTCGGTATACCAGAGCTTGCCCCAGTAGATTGTACCCTTTGCGTAACGCTCGTAAGCGCCGTCGTCTGCCTTAGCACAACCAAATACCAGAGTGGCATTTGTCTGTGTAGTGCGAGTACGGTTCAGCTGAATATAGCCAATCTCAGCAGCAGTGGTATTTGCCGCATAAACGTGAATACCATTTTCGCCCTTAGTATGGCGCAGAACGATCATATCACGAGAACCAAGATGTGCACCGGCGGTGGATTCAGTACCCCAGGCAACCTTAGAGCCATTGTTGACCCAGAAGCGGAAACCATTCATGCCGTTGGTCTGGAAGCACTGAGCAATCACAGAGTTTGCGGCAGAATCCTCGTCGATTCGATAGTCCAGCGCCATAACCCAGCTGCGGTCTTCAGACAACAGAGATACGCCGGTATCGACATAATTCTTGCCAGTAAAGATCTTCGGCTCGTTGAACAGAACTTTCTCTTCCACGTCGCTAAAGGTGAAGTCATTGCCCATCTTGATGGTGATAGCGTCTTTGTCAGAAACAACACTCTGCTCCAGATTTACCTTGGTCATGGCATAGATCTCAACAGGACGCAGGTCACTCAGCTGCTTATCTCTGAAGTAGCCGCTGACGTATTCGCATATATCGTAAACAGCATTGATATCCTTATCGCCATTGACATAGCCGCCCTTGTCCCACCCACTGAACAGATAATACTTATAAGCAGTCTCTTCGCTGGTATAGGTCGGAGTGTCGCCATCATACAGAACCATAGAGCCATACGGAGCAGTTGTCTGCTGTAGAACAGCGCCGCGATTCATATAGCGCACACGATACTGACGCACAGATTCATCGTACACAGCAGTGACAGTCTGATTCTCAAAGACAGGAGTAAACTCGGTGTCCCAGCCACTGAATGTAAATACCGTACTGATGGTACTCGGGAAGGTAGGTGTCGGGATAGGATTGTCAGAGCGGGTCACAGGGTCAACTGCACGCTCGCCTTTGTCGATATACTGGATATCCAGAACAGTGCCATCCTTATTCACGAACTTCCAAGCATACTGGTTGATCATGGTGTTGTAAGTGATCTCCAAATCAGGCCAGCGCTCTGTGTACAGCAGCTTCTCACGCTCACGGATGATAGGCACATGCACTTTGCCTTCCACAACGGAATTGTCAGTGTTGTAGCCATTTTCATCCAGACCGCTCATTGCGTACAGGCGATTCAGCAGGGAAGTATCAGCCAGTTCCCAATCAATACCGGTAATACGCACACGGTTCAGGTTGGTGCACTTGCCCAGCATATCTTTCAGATCGATGGTTGCACACTTCTCAACGGTCAACGTAGTGATATTGGTGTAATCCTCAATCGTCAGGTCAGTCAGATAATTCAGGTTCTTTGCGGTCAAGCTGGCAATTGCAGGCAGGTGGGCAATTTTGATCTTGCCGCCGCTTGCAAAAGAGACACCGGTAATACCAGAGCCGTCAGCATAGAACTCGGTCAGGCTGGTACATCCGGTCAGACCAATAGATTTCTTCAGGTTCGGCACGTTCTGCAAGTTCAAATGTTCCAGCAGAGTGTTATTACCGACAGCGAAATCTGTCATGTTCGTATTCTTATAGCCGCTCACACCGGAACCAACTTTCAGCTCAGTCAGCTTAACACCGTGGCTGAAGTCAACATAGCCGGGATAGAAGCCAGAGATATCACCAATGCTCTGAATAATAGAAGCATTATAGATATAAACTTCAGTATCGTTCATTGCAGTGATAGGGCATTCGATTGTGTAGGTCTGGCCGCGCTTGCCACGCACCTTCACAGGGTTGGAGCCATACAGAACAGAGACATAGGTATCAGCGTATAGTGTGATATGGAAGGTGCCGTCCGGTTTCACGCCAGTCCAGTTGGTAGGAGTATAGCCACGAATGGTCATATCATCACTGGTTGCAGCAGAACCGGAATACTTAGATGCCATGTATTTTTCCTGATAACGCTGGAACTGCCGACGCTGGTGGCGCTTGTTGCCATGCATCATAGGCAGATAGCTGGTGGTGTTGATGGTGGGATCTTCGTAGGTGCGGAAATATTTGCGCCGCATATCCATGATCCAAAGCTTTTCGGGCTTCACATCCTGATAGTCCTCGAACTTTTTCAAAATACGGGTCGCACTCCATGCCAGCGCATTCTCACGGTTGCGGAACATCGCTGCCATCTCATCTGGGAACAGGTCACGCAGCTTGCACCACAGCTTGGAGTCAGCAGCGTTAAACACATTCTTTGTACCGATGGTATCAGTGTCCTCATAACCATAAGTCAGAGTCAGACCACCCTCGTTATCATTGCCCATGGCGGTATCATTATCGTAGTCAAAGCAGAAGTCCCAGTGAACCAGATCGCTGGTGTGCGGGAACACGTTCTTTGCACGGTTATCAACCATGGTGTGACGCTCAGTAAACAGATAATGGAAAATAGCAGAATCCAGATCGAAGTGATCCTTGAAATGTGCCTTAAATTCCTCATCATCCGCATTCACCACCCAGTTCTGAGCTGTGATCCACGCCTGTTTGCCGGCCTCGATCTCTTCATCAGTGCAGGCAGGGTTGCTGTAACGGAACTCAAAGGAGTGGTCGCCGTCCCAAGTTTCCTGTGAGAAATCGCCGCTCAGGAAGCGGGTCTGCTCATCGGCGTTGTTGTCGATCTCAACGATAAATTCCTTGTGATTCTCGGGGTCCATACCCATCGTATCTTTGTTCTTTTTGGAGTTGCCAATGTCGCCGCAGGCATAGAAGTGCCACTGACCATCGTTAAATACGGTCGCATTGGTGGTATCGGTCTCCTGAATAAACACGACACAGGGATAGAACGCCATTGTATCACGCACTTTGGGATTATCCTTCTTAGCCTGACGCACATAGGGGTTAAATTCATTGAAATCATCCGCCAACAGGGAGTTGTTTGCATTCTCAGAAGAAGCAACATTGACTTTGATGTTAAAATACTTCTCAGGAACGCTATTTTCGGTCAGTGCATAGGTGTCACCGGTAGTGTCATCACCAAACGTAAAGCCGCCCTTGCAGTTAATATCAATATTTCGAGCAGATGCGCCATAGTGGTCGGAGCTTGTGCCTTGACCCTTGTGGGAGCCGGTAGCAGTCCAGTTATCCTCTTTAGCACGACCATTCTTATAGATCTGCTGGATCGTAGTGTTGGCAACCTCGTTCTTCTTGCCAGTTGTGAAAGTAGGTGCAGAGATCTTGATGATACGCAGATCGGGGCACTTCTCTGCAAGCAAGTCAGGTGTCAGTTCGCCGCTCGCATCCGTAATGTCGTTACGCATATAGCGAGGGACCATCTCTTCGGCGTTCTTCGCATCGGCAATAAAGTTGTCCAGAATCTCATCATCCGTCAGGTTCATACCGTAGCTCTTCATGCGGTACACGATAACGTCACAATCGTCAGAGCCAATAGTAATGCCAACGGGAGCAGCCTGAGTAAAGCTGTCGCTGGTATCGTACAGTTCAACACGGCAGGGGATACCGTCACACCACAGAACCATCTCGCGGAACTGTTTGTCCGGCAGAATATTGAACTCGAACTCCAGGAAATCGTCCTCACAGATGGGCAAATCAATACTGTTCTGGTGGCTGGTCAGCGTAACTTTCTGAGCCTGAATGTTCAGACCAACACCGCCATTCAAACAGGTTACAGCAGTAGCATCATAGTTGCGGACGTTCGTGGTCTTAAACACCAGCTTAAAATTCTTGCCGCTCTTCTTTGCATCGTCTGCGAAAAGCTTATAGCTGATGGTAGCAGTCGTACCGGCCTTGACACAGAAGTAGGTGTCGCCATCTTCGTCGATCTGGTAGCCACCGTTCACCCAGTCAAAGTTGTCGCTGACAGTCATCTTGTTACTGCCAGAACTCCACAAACGGTTCACATCTGCGTTGCTGCGGCCAGCGGGATTAAAGTCCAGCATCAGGCCGGTCTTAACGGGCTCAATGGTAATGCCCAGGTCTTCGATCTTTGCGGTGATGCTCTTGATGGTAGCGCCGCAAGTAATGGTCAGAGTGTGGGTGCCAATATCAGAAGATTTAAAGCTCCAAGTCTGAGCAGTACGGCCAACAGTCAGTGTAGAAGTCTTAATGCCATCAACTTCCAGCGTAATGCTTGCAGTAGAAGAGGCCGGGTTATAGACAGTGTAAACAATGCCGGTGGTGCTGTACTGTTTTGCGGTGAATTCCTTTGTGGCGCAGCTGATAATCGGTGTGTTATTGCCTTCTTCTGCCCACATAATATCTTTATAAATGGTATTACTGGTCACAGCTTTGCCATTGATATTTGCAGTCATGGTCACTTCCAGCAGGTGAGCGCCGTGTTTCTGTGCTGGAATCGCATAGGTCATCTGTCTGCCGGTAACCGCAGTTGTAACACTACCAAGCTTTTTGCCATCCAGAGTAAAGGAAACGTCCTTATTGATATTTCCGTATGGAGTAAAGCGGAAAGTAACTTCACCACTATAAACCAGAGAATCATCGAAGATACTCTCCAGATAAAACTCGACAATATTGATATTCCAAGTCTTTGAACCCATGCTACCAACGGAATCAGTGACCTGTAGTTTAATCTTATTATCGCCATTGTGCAGATACTGGGTGATGTCGAAGCTGTTCTTGCCCTGATAAACAGTCGTAGTAGCGACCTTCGTGTTGCCAACGTACCATACGCCGGTAGCATCGCCCGTGTCTTCGCCAGAGTTATCCACAGAAGTGAAGTTGAACTCGACAGTTGCGGTGTCGCCCTTAACAACAGCGATAGAGGATTCGCCAATACGTTCAATAGTGATTGTAGAAGTGCTGCCACCGCCACCGCCGCCACCTTCAATAATGACAGTGGTCTTGACCGTGCCGTTCTCCAACAGGTTCAGCTTGGAATCTTCGTAAGTGATATCGTACTCGCGGCCAGAATTCTCATCAGGCTTAAAGTCTTTCAAGGTTTCCTGAATCTTGGCGATATCCGCATTGGCCAGATCAACAGAAGTCTGAATGCCGCCAACCGTATTCTTCAGGCCGCTCACATCACTGGATAGCACGTCAACGGTCGTCTTGTCTGCCTTCTTATCGAGCAGTGCATCAGTAGCTTCCTTATTATAATAGGAGGACTTCAGTGTCTCCGGCAGGTCGCCAACACTGTCCTTCAGTTCCTGCACGGCAGCATCATTTGCGGTCTTGTATTCAGTCAGCTCAGTCTGGACAGGGGTCACAGCAGTGCTGATCTTATTGTCCACAATACCGTTATACATGCTTACCCATTCAGCAGAAGGGTCAGTGTTCAACTTGATCTTTGTGATCTCTTCAGCGCCATTCAGGAACGTCAGAGTGCGGGTATCGTTGTCATACTGCACATTGAAATTTGCCAGACCATCAACGGCAGCAATCTCGCCACGCAGCATCGTAACAAAGCCATCAACCTCGTCCTTCTTATAGAACTGCGCCAGCTTTTCATCCACACTTGCAACTGCATTCTTTGCGTCCTGTGCGCTCTTCTCAGCAGCGGATGCGGCAACCTGTGCTTCGCCAACCTTCTGACTCATTGTTGCTAGGAACTGGGTATACCAGTCGTTGCCACTCGGATCGACCATTTGCTTGCCGGTCAGCGATTTCAGCACATTCAGTCGACCATTTGGGCGGGTGCGCCACAGGTAGCTCTTGGTTGTGCTTGTATTCGGGACATTCACAGCACCGGATGCCATGATCTCAAACTGCAGCTCGCCATCTTTTGCAGTAGCATCATTTGCTACCAGCCAGTAGAAGCGGATCTTGGTATTGCTGTAGCTCACGTTGATAGGGGAAGCGTAATTCTCTTCTCTGTCTGCGTTCAGGTAGTGGATCTGAATCGTCATCTGAAGCAGGTCAATACCATCATAGTAACGCGGCATTTCAAACGGAATGACCTGCGAGTTGGATTCCTGTGTGATATTGACCTGATTTGCATCCAGCTGAATGTCTTTGTTTTTGTCGATGTAAGACCACTGGTCATCAGAGTAATCAGCAAACCAGGTGTAATTGCCACTACGCTCAAATGTCTCTTCTCCGTTATCATCATACACGGCAATTTGGTCTTCGTCATTTAATTCCAGAGTTGCGACATCTATATCATCAACAGAAACATTTGCGGGGCTTGCGGCTTTTTTCGCAGCCAACCGCTTAGATTCTCCAAAAGATAGTGCCATTTGCTCACTCCTCTCTTATTGTTCATCTGCCGTAGTGGCAGTTAATTCGGGAAAATATTTATCAAACAAATTGTCCTGATAGAACGTATATTTGTTGTTTACGATATAAGTGTAATAAGGGTAATAGCGGCTCATAGAAAGCGACATTGTGCCTTCGCCCAGATTCATAGAGATGCTCTTGATGATCCAATCCACGGGGGTCTTACCGCCCAGATATTTGGCAGCATACTGGATCTTTTCATTCACGTCTAGCCACGGAACCAGTCGCGTAGTCACACTCAGGCCGTCAGTCAGGCGGGCACGCTTCCATAGTTCGTATTGGCAAACTTCCATGGCTGCGTCATCCGTGGTGTAATTCTCGTAGTCTCCACCCGATAGAATCTCAGTTCTACGACCGATCTTTTCAATGGACAATCGTGCATTGTACAGGTCATCAATATTGTTCGGGTCATTCACACAAATAAAAGCCATATTATCGCAGTTATCTTCTGCCTTTTGAGCTTCGATCTCTTTGGTAGCCGGGATTTCGTCCACCAGTTTTGCCATAGCGTGACTCTGCTGTTGGCCCAAAAAGTAGATGCGGCCAGTATTCGGATTCCACTGGAGAACATAATACTTCGTTGCCTTAATACAGCCTGGGTCTTGAATAATATCCGAACCATTAGCATCAGTCAAAGAACGATACAACGTACTTGTTTTTGTCTCAGAGTGAACCTGTTCATTGCCGTCTTTGTCTTTAGGTTCCTTCCATGTAAATGTCAGCACTACCGTCATTGCGCCGCTTAATACATTACCGTTCTTATCCGTTTTAGCAGCTTCAACATTTGCAGGAGCAACAAAAGAAACTTTCGTTTCACTCGTCAATGTTGTTTTGGTTGCATCTAATACAAGGTTAAGTGTCTTATTTGTACCAGACCATCCTTTTACAGTTGCAGCTCCATCCGCTTCAATCGTCGCACCAAACACTTCGACACAGTTTCGAACAGCGGAATAATCCACCGTGGCCGATTCGCCATCGTTTGTCACAAGCTTCTCGAATACTTCCGGGTCAAGTACAGGCGGGTCGTCAAATCCACTGGGGATTTCCTTGCATACAAACACATCATCGTCAAAACGCATCTCAAACGGATAATACAGGTCACGCAGTTCTGAGAGAATATCCCAAACAGTCGAGCCGGTATCGTAATCCAAGTCATGTGGAACAGTGCGGCTCCAATAGTCGATAGAATATTTCTTAAACTCCGTCTCATCTCTCATCACCGCCCAGATGGCATCACCGATACGAGTGCCTTTCTCAATGCGATGTGTGCCACCAACCAGCTGTCCACCCAAGTCTCCGTTGATACGAGAAACTAAGTCAACACAGCTTGCCTGCACAGTGTTTTCTGTTGCGCTATATGTAAAGCCATTGGATGTAAATGTATAGCACCCTTCGTTGTACCAATAGATTTTTACACCATCAACATAAGAACTGTCAGCTGAATTGGAATAGCTAAGGAACAGGTCGTTATACAGCTCATTCAGCGCGGTCTTTGTGTCAATCACTTCTGCCTGAATGTCGTGCATGGAATGTCCTGCAAACACACTGGTTTTTCCGTAGGTCTCCCTTAGTTCGTCCTCGCTCTAACCGGCAATAGCAGAAACATCCACCTTGCCAAGCGTAACTCCGTTCAGAACCATGCCTTCAACAGCAGCAATCATCCCATGGACATGCATTTTGTTACCATACACGAAACTATCGATGCCTGATTTGTCTACCTCAAGGATATTGGCAGGGGAGAGACCGCCGCTCATTGACTTCGCTTTTGTTGCCACAGCATCCAGATAAGCCCAGATATCATCCTTCACAAGCGGCACAAGTCCGTCTTTGGTCTGCAGCATTGGTGTAAATGCGATATAAGGGCCATCTTGACAAATTGGATCATCACTTCCCAAAACCGTAGAGTAATCACCAAGTTTGGTGTACCATTCCTCTGCTTCAGCTGGATCATCCGGTGGTGTGCCGTCATTGATCTGGTCAAAGAACGTATGATACTTTGAGATATTGGCTCGTGTCCACACCAGCACATCTCGATTCAGGTTGTCGATATTACCGTATTTTGCATAGCCTCTGTTTGTGATGTCCTGAATCAAATCATCATAATTCGTCGCAGCGAGCTGATAATCCGCATTTTCCCTGATCATCTCGTCAATACTCTTTGAAGCACTGATTTTCGACATTCCTCTTCCTGACAGACCAATGAATACACGCACATTTTTACTGATCCAATCCTCTTCCGTCAGGCTTGAAATGCCGCTCTTCTTACCCAGATACAGGGTCACATTAAAGGTTCGCCGCACGTCAGATTCTGAGTCGATAGAAATAGAACCATCGATCACAAGACCTTCCAAACTATCAATTGTAATAAAATCTTTGTTCAGCATATCAATGCGGCAGTAAATATTAGACGAATGATTGTTCAATAGCGCCAGGTCTGCGTCAGTCGGAAGATATGTCATACGCTGCCTCCCGGCTGATAATCACTCAGCCCATTGTTATACATGTCGCTCTCACTCTCTGCGTCACCGAGCTCCACAAAGTCGAACTCCAATACGCCCTTGTCGTAATGATCAGAGCAGGAGATAGACACATTGCCATTGACACCCATTAGCCATCTGCGGCCATCAAACATCTTCAGTAGCTTCGCACTGCCGTTGGTCAGCCACTCGCTCAGTTCATCACGGAATGCATTGCCGCCATTGATATCAAAGTCTTTCATTGTGTTATCAAAACGAATGCCGACACCAGAGAAGTGGCCGCTGTAATAATTGGCTTCACTGCCAGCAAACAGATACGGGTACTTGCTTCCCATCGTCTCGACAACTGTAGCAGAACGTACCTTTTCAACACTGTCGACTTTCGGCTCAAGGAAAATATGGTAGGTCTTATTGCCGTCAGTGATCACAGCACCATCAAAGTCACTTACAACGCTGGCCTTCGCATAGCCAAGCTCAATGCCATTTGCAACGGGAGCTACGGCGTACTCATAGTCGGTCTTGCGGCCAATGGCGTACAGGTCGGTGTAATCAATCATCACATAACCATCGTCAGCGCTGTACATATAAAAGTCATTGAAGTCTTTTGGCTCCAAATCCTGATTCTTTGTTGCCGATACCTCAACACGATAGTATTTCATGTTGTTCAGAAAGGTCTCAGAGAACCACTCTTTATACTCGCTGGAACTCCTGAATTCGTCGGTCGATGTAAAATCACTTGATGCCTTGATGAACTTGCGGTCAGCGGTATATGCAATCAAACAAAACGCCTTATCCTCAGATTTGAACTGGAAAGAAAGAACTCGATTCTTGTCAATATAATCCGAGGTCACTGCCTTATAGTTGCCCATCGGCTGACCAGTCGTTTTATTGATGTGGAGGTTTGACCAGCCCATCTTCATAATGACATGGTTCAAGTCAATCTCTTCCTGATAAAGCGAAGTCCAGATTGCTGCGCCTTTCTTACGCCGTTTGATTCGCAAGGCATTTGCACCACTGCTTCTTGTCAGGAAATACTGTGCGTGCATACTGATATTAGCCATGCGATAATTATTCTGCACGGTGAATTCTACGTCATCCACATACTCTGGATAGTCAGTTCGGAACGCCTGCAAGCCAGTGTCCAGCTGATAGCCGCCAACAGATTCTGCCGTCGCTCTCAGATAGTACAGGGTATGATTATCCAGTCCATCGATTTGGAATCCCTTCAAAGAATCACGGTAATAGTAGCTCACTGACTTTTTCAACAGCTCGCGATTCGCATCATAAAGCCAAAATTCATAACGGTTTACAGATTCACCCTCCGATACCTTATACTTGTAAGAGAACTCAAAGGAATAAGAAGGGTAGGGGATAGTAGTCACACCTGAAGAACTCAGGTCATTCAGCTTGATTGTCGGTTCCTCATGGCAATAAAACAGCAGCTTGTCCGAGTATTCTGAAAACAGATTCGTGCCTTTCAGTCGGCAGCGAATGATCATATAATACGGATCTTTGCGGTTCTCAAACGTGCCTGCCGGAATTGTAAAATATCGTGCCAGACCAGTGCCACCGGCAGGGAATGTACCAAACTTATACACGCCTTTTGAAAGCGTATCACCCTGCAAAATACTGCCCGTCGGAGTATCGAAGACGATAAGAGCAATGATATCAATGTCTGCGTATGCGGCAAACTGAAATGTATGATCCTTTGTGGCATCAAATGCGCCGATTTTAGATAGAATTGGTTTCAAGTTATCACCTCCGAATTATCCTTCGATATATAGCAAAGCTCACCATTGGTATTCACAGCCAGATTCAATGCAGCCAGAAAATTGTCAACAGTGATTTCTGAAATCGTTTTATTGATATCTGATACGTTCGTTTTCAGGGTCGAGATGTTGGTATTTGCAGCCGAAATCTTGCGTATCATATCTTGATAGTGATTGGATTCAGCCGTTTTTGCGTAATCAAGGTCTGTCCTCAACGAAGTAATATCAGAAGCATTTTTCTCAATGTTGCTTTTATTGTCGTATACCTGTTTCTTTGTGGCGGTATAGTCTTTGTTTGTAAAACCACTAAAATTATCATTGAAGTCATTCATCGAGCGCCACAGACTAGCTACATCGTTGGCTTCTTTTGTCTCAAGAGCGCCAACACGTTCAACCGCTGCGTTTGCAGTTGTGTCATCCGTGTACTTTGTCGCAACAGCCCAGTCGCTGAATGTCCATTTTTCGGTTTCACCTCTTGCAGTAATACAGATATACAATGCACCACCGACACCGCCATAAATCCATAGATCATTCACATCGTATGGAGCAGTCGGTGTGTCAGTAAAAACACGGACTTTTTCTGTCGCAAGATCTCGTGCGGATGTTGCCATCGACAGTGCATTGATAACACCGGCATCAACAATTTCCATCCAGAAATACTGCTGTTTATCCTGGTCATATACCCAACGATAGCAAATGCCAGTCCTTTTATCATAGTAGATGTCGTTGACGTGCGCTTGTTTCTCTTCATCTGTCTTCCAATCTGAAGCAGGATAGTTGTATGTATGCGGATGACCATTTCTGTACCAAGTATTGATGGTATTTTTCAGCTGATCCTGAACAGTATCTTCTGTCTGCTGGGATTTGTCTTTCATCGACTCAAACTCGGCGTTCAAGCTATCAACACCGGTCACCAGAGATTTCACTGTCAAAATCTCAACGCTGGTATTACTCTCCGATACGATCAGGTTACGGAAGTTGCCCTGCAATGCAGTCACAACAACCTTCTGGCCCACAATGTAGTCGTGATTTGTTACAATGCCGTACTCGCCACCGAATACAGCGATTTTATAGTGCTGGTCTTCTTTTTCTGTAATCACTCCATAGGCGGACACGTCAAATTTTGCGTTCTTTACGGCGTGTTCGGCGGCAGAAGTCACCACCTCGGCCAGCACATCAGTTACTGATTTATCTGCCATCCTATTCCTCCTAATCAAAAATAAAAGCCGACCTGCTAGGTTATCCTAGTGGTATCGGCTGTAAAAGCTATTACTTACCGCTTGCTTTGCATTTGAGCAACCTTGGTCGGTAACTTCTGTTTGATTTCATTCGCCAGAGCGTCAGAGCTGCCAACAGGATTCGTGATAATAATATTACCAATCGAAGTTGTAACATCTCCGCCACCGCCCTGAACGATCGGCCGAGAACCGTATTTTGCCATCTGCTTCTGGAACCATGCATCCGGGTTACCACCCATCTCGAACAGGCGAGAGGTGATATCAGCGGGGACAACACCATCGCCAGTCTCAAGATAAGTGTATCGACCGGAATCCGGCTTACGAACCAGCATCTCTGGACCTTGCTCATCGACATTAGCCATGTGCGGCTCTTTAACGGATTTGACACCAGAAGCGTGATGAAGGAGCCATCCAATACCAGCACCAGCAAGAGAACCTAGTGGCCCAAAAATAGATCCAACTACAGCGCCAGCCGCAGCACCACTCCAGTCAGTCTCTTTCTTTGTTTCCGTCTTTGGAGCTGTAGTGGTTTGTGTCTCTTGCTTTGCCTCCTCTGCCTTTTTAGCGACAGCCTCGAATGCATCACCAGTAGTCGCCAGCTCATTTTTGATCGACGCAACGGCAGATTCGCATCCGGCCTTAATAGCATTGTAGGACTGGTCCATCACCCACTGCATATTGTTTGCTAAATTCGTAGCGCCAGGTTCTACATTCTTCCACGAATTGTCTGCATCCGTTTTTAACTGACCATTCTCACCAAATGTATCAGAGCTCGAAGAATCAATTTCGGCATAGCCATCTTTCACCGTTCCCTGAGTCATGTCAGCCAGATTAGTTATACCGGCCTCGTTCATGCTCCAACTGTTATCGAAGCACGCCCGCATATCGTACATCAGCTTCTGGGTATCTTGGCTTGTGTCAGCCCATGCCTGCTCTAATGTCTTTTGGACATTGGTGCTTAGAGTCTTTACACCGCCACCACATTTGCTCCAACTGTGACCGAATGCCTTGGAGATCTCGTTCATGGCCTTATTTGTACTGTCAACAGAAGACTTATAAGACGCATTCAGCTTCTTTGCAATCTCCTCAGACATATCGCCAGAAGTAGAAGCAAGGCTGTTCCATCCGCTGGTATAGATCTTTTGCAGCGAATCAAACATCGTGTTTGTTACGTCTTCGACCTGTTCAGCACTCAGACCGGTATTCTCGTTCAACGCATCAAAGGTATTGTTCACCAGCTCGTTCATCTTTTCAGACATCTTCTTGCTGGTTGCTTCAATATCTTTTGTATCCAGACCAAGCTCGCCAGCCACAGACTTCCAGCTGGACTCAAAGTTGCTCGTCATAGACGAAATTTGGCTCTGAGCCGCCTTCTTTGTATTGCTGGTGGATTCTGTCACCGTCTTAGAAGAGTTGATCTTGCCAACCGTAGACATACGATATACGGTCTTAGTGGCCATGTAAATCATACTTTGAACGGCGGCAATGATTGGATTGTCACTCTTCTTGAAGATATCAGAGAGTCCAGACATGAACTCATTTGTATCGCCAAGGATCTCATCATACTCACTCTTGAAAATCGAACCAATGCCAGCGGCTGCGGCTGCTGCAGCACCCCCCAACTGCCCCTTTCGGCCCCT